GCTTCTGGTATCAGCCTGTCGCAGCTTATCCGCAAGCTGGTAAAACACATAGCCATACTTGTCCTCCATTTCACCGGAAGCCTTTGCTACTTCCTTGAAATCTGCATTCTCCTGATGCTTATGGATAACACGCGGGAACTTACCCGTCCACGCATCGGCGCTGTACACCTCCGTCCCCTTCTTTGGGTCCACCAGCGCAGGCCGCCCCACCAGCATGATATTCCCGGCCCCGCCCCAGCCATACGGCCTATCCAGACGCGTCACCGCCACACTCGGCATCGGCATGCCCCCCAGCTCCAGCGCACTCAGGAACTTCTCCGGGCTCAGCGTATGCACCGCCGCCAGATTCGTGCTGAAACTAACCAGCGCCTCGCCGGGATACTCCAGCGTCTCATTAAACGGCTTCGCAGCACGCTCCACCGCCGTCCAGTCTCGCCGCAGCTGCACATTTCTCGCCTCAACCTCACCTGCCAATCGTCTGTACAACTCATACGGGCTCTTCTCCAGCATCCAGCCATACTTCTCAGGGTACACACTCGCCAGCAGCAAAGCCTCCTCGTTAGCATAATCCTCATTACCGCCACGCGCAAACCCTTCAATCTTCTGAATAGCGTGCTGCACCTCATGCAGCAAAGTCCCCAGAACCTCCTGCTCACCCAGCATATCATTCAACACAATGGCATTCCATCCATCATACATTCCCCGGTAAGCAGTAGAGCCCAACATATCACCATACACCCGATAATCTCGCAGCTGCGGATACGCCTCATACAACTCAGGAAAATCCAGTACATCCTCCAGCAACACCGTCCGCAAAGCCGCATCAGCAACATCTTCCGCGTCTCGCTCAAACAACTCCATGTGTACCCGGAACCACGGCTTCCCGCGCAATATGCGCTCCGGCACACCCAATCTGACCGCCTCCTGCCGCACATCGTCCGCAAGCTGCTCAACTCGCGCCCTCATCTCCTCCGTCCTTTCTCCGGCCTCCGTGCGGTCATACACAGCCTTCAACTCCTGCGCAACCTCGCTTTCCTTAAGCCTCTTCAAAGCTGCCACAATCGTCTCCCGGTCGGCCTCCAGCTTCGGATGCAAAGCTCGCTCAACAGGTGTAATCCCCAGATTATCTCGCATACTCGCCAGCATGAACACAGCATTATTCGTCCGAGAAGCCCCCTTCTCTCCCAAAATAGCTCGCTCCAGCAAGAGATAATCACCCTCTTCCATTTCAATCTCAGGGAAAACAGCTCTCCACTCACCATACAACTTCCTGCGGAAATCCTTACGCTCGTTTTCTATGCGTTCATACTCCCTCAAAATCTCCGAGACCTCATCCTCACTCGCAGAATCCATAGCCTCATCCAGACGGTCCAGCCTGGCTTCCAGCTCTGCATGCTGCCTCTGGCGACCATCCTTGACCGCCAGCTCTCGCTGCTCCTCAATAAACGCCTTTATATCATCAACACGCTCCCGATATGACGGACTCCGGAACATCGCCTGGCTCGCATCCAGCTCCACACGCAGTTTCCCGTCATCGCGCCCCTTAAACGCGCGATGCTTTATCTCATCCCAGTTGGCCGCGCCCTCGCCCACCACGCTGAAACTCGCCGTCTCATCCTCGTAATCCTCCCAAGGTGCATTGTAATCACCGGTCTCATTCACGCCTGTGATTTTCACATCGTCTCCCGAGAAGATTACGTAGTTGTACGTCCCTTCGCCAGCCCGGCGAGACATGCCGTCCAGATACTTAATGCCCTTATACCCGCGCTCTGCCAGCCATTCAGAAGCGGCCTTCGGAGTCCCAAGAACGCTCGTCAACTCGCTGTAGATGCGATAGCCTTCCCAGCGTTCCTTGCTCGCTTCGGGCATCTGCATCACCAGCCCACGAGCTGGTTGGCCACTCTTCAGCTCACGCACCGCATCGTGCAGCTCTGCCGGCACCTTCTCGTCCCACATCAGCAGGTTCGAGTCATCAGCGTTCAGCTCCACGCGGTAGTTGATAGCTGGCAAGTTAACACTCTTGCGCTCAAGCTCCATACCTGCCAGCTCCTGCAAAGCTGTCATCAGTCCGGGAATATCCTCCCCTCCATCCTTCAGGAAATTCTCATAATCGGCCAGCTGCTTTTGTGCGCCCTCGCGCAAAACGCTGTATACAATAGCCTCCTCCATCTCGTCCACCAGCTCCTGCCCGCCGTGTCTCATGAACACCTCGCGCACCAACTTCTGGAGCTCCTTCTCGCCCAGCTCATTATCCCCTCGGAACAACCTCATCTGGTAATCCTCATCTGCGAAATAGCGATAATACTCCCGATTCGACCCCTTATCCCCCGAGAAATAAAGCCCCCAGCCGAAAGCCTGAGCACCCTCTCCCGTCCCCATCTTCGAGGTATCGAACTTCCGGAAGCGATGCGGTGTCGCATGCAGAGCCTCGATACTGAAGCTCGGCTCGGTCACCACAGCATTGCTCGCCTCCAGCACTCCGTCCTCAAACAGCCCGCGCTCCTGAGCATCTGTTACGCTCATGGAAACATCTTCCTCCACCTTCTGAGGCTCACGCCCGGCAGCACGCACCAGCTCGTCAACCTCCTCCTTTGAGAGCACTCGGTTAACTTTCATCGCGCCCGTGATAACCCAAGGGTCTGTCGCAGGGTTTGGATTCGTTCGGTACTCATAGTACCCATCTACAGGTACACGCTGCAGACCTCGGTAGGAATGCCGCTTGTCGCTCGCGTCAACCTCGGCCTGGTAATTCTCGTCTGCTGCATACTCTACCTCTGCCCACACGAAATCCTTCGGAAACAAATCTCGCTCGCCAGTCAGAGGGTTCTTGCGGTTAAACTGCAAAGCGTACGGAATCTTCCCCAGATGCCAGCCCGGTCGGTAGGCCAGCAGCTGCTTCCCTGTGTTCGTTCCTTTGCCACCAGCCTGCACCCTCGGTCTGCCTGTCTTCGAGTCCTCTCCTCTGGGAGCTTCATCCGCATCAAGCCACACGCCAACAGGCGTATCCGCTCCACCCGGATTGGCCACCATTGGCGGATACAGTTTGCCGTCTTTCTGGTAGAACACCTTGTACCCGATACCCTTCTTTTCGGGCTCAGGTTTCGTGCGGATAGAGAAGCTCACCTCTTCGGACACACTCATATCCCCCTCCACCGCAGCCTCACCCTCGGCCACATCCGCATCCACCTTCCGCTGAGCAGCAGCCTTCGCAGCCATCTCCTCGCGCACCTCAGCACCATGCTTCGCCTCAGCCTCAGCCAACACCGGAGTGCTCGGCACACGCTGCTCCAGCACACGCTGCATCGCCGCTAAGCCATCCTCCAGCTGTAGCTCGCGCAAGAACTCCACATCCTTCTCCACCAGGCGGTCCACCATCCTCGCAAACTCCGGGTCAAGCTTCGCACTCGCCTCCTTATCAGCCAGCACCTTGTTAATAGCCTTGCCCAGCTTCAGCATAGCCACAGCACGCTGCACCAGGTGGCGAATCATATCCAGAAACGCATTCAGCTTCTCGCCCAGCTTGTACTTCTTGGTCGAATCAGCCAGCACCTTACTCTGCACCAGCTTGCCCACGCCCTCAATGATAGCCATTCGGTCATAACTCTCCCCCTCCTTCAGCTCATGAAGGAAAGCACCCTGGCGGCCCAGCGCACGCTCCAGCTCCAGCAGATTATCCGCATACCAGCCCAGCTCGCGGCCATTCTCCTCCATATCGAGCGAAAGAAAATCCTCCGTCACATCTTCAAGCACCTCCATCGCGCCGTAGCCACCACGCGCCACGCGCAGCACCGTCCGCACGCGCCCATCCTGGCTCGACACACGCACACGGTTCACACGCGACACCAGCTGCTTCTCACGCTGCGCCCATTCCTCATCCGTCAGCTTGCGGCCCAGCTTCTCCTCAGCCTCACCGCGAGCCACACGCATGCGGCTCTCCCACGCGCGACCTTGCTGCGCAAGCGTCCCCAGCGGAATATAAGGGTGAATCTCCGGGTCAATATCCGTTGCCTTCGCACCCTGGCTCAACCGAATACCAGCCGCCGCCGCAATCCTGCGGAAGTAGTCAGCATTCATGTCGGCATCCTCCACAGAAACCACCCAGCTGTCACTCTTCTCGGCCACCTTGCCGGTCATCACCTGCCCCAGCACCATATCCGCAAACCCGACCTGCACCTTGCTGCCAAGCTGCTCGATACGAGCCTGCACAAACAGACGCCCAGCCTCCTGGCTCATCACCAGCTCCTGAACCTTGCCATCCTCATCCTTGTACTGCACCCGCACATTGCCACCCTCGCCCGGCAGCATCTTCGGCAGATTGTACGCCCGCATCAGATTCTCGAAAGTCGAAATCTCCTGCAGCTGCGGGTACAGCTCCGCAATATAACCGAACACACCACCCGCATCCTTCTTCAGCGCCGCATCCACCTGCTGCACACCGGCAGCAATCTGCTGCAGAGAGCCATCCCTCCGCGCCATATTCGCCGCCACATTGTGGTCAATGCCGATACGCTCCAGCCCCTCCACCACCTTCTTGTAGTGCTTCGCCTCAGCTCTGTGCCCCGGCACATTCACACCACCCAGCAGCAAACCATACAGCGCCGTAGCCAGAATCTGGTCAGGCTTCAGCATCTCTGCCATCTCATTCTTGTACTCCACCCAGGGCGAATCCAGCTCCAGCCCGGTCGGAGCAAACGCATTGTAAATACCACTCAGCAGCAGCCCGGCCGCAGGCTCAGCAAAAGTCTCCTCCAGCCCACCGGCCACCACTCCCATGCCAATGCGGCCAGCCGTCGTCCCATAAAGCTTGCCGAAAACACGCGCCATCGGGCCCGTGCTCATCAGCGCGTCCAGCCCCGGCGCCATCTTCGTCGCCTTAATCGAACCAAAAGCCATCTTCTCCACGCCAGCCTGAATCGCCGCATTCACCGTGGCGCGAGCATTCGCGCTCACCCAATCCGAGCCCTCACCCAGCTGGCTGGCCAGGTCATGCGTCCGCATACTCATAGCACTCGCCAACATACCGCCCGGCACCAGATAAGCCAGGCTCCCCGGCATCATCTTACCGAACTTCGCCAGTCCGTCAATATCATACACCCCCTGCACCGCATTATGCAGCTGGCCTCTAAACTCGTTCAACTCCTGCGTACTCCGGCGCTCCTCGTCCGTCATCTTCCGTAGCGAGCCATCCGCATTCAGCTGCCCGCTCTCACGCGCAGCGTGCGCAATCTCCTGCAGCCTCATATCTTCCATGACAGACAGCCCTCCCGCAGCCTCATAATCAGCACCAGCTGCACCCTGCAGCACCGCCTGGAATGCCTCATGGCGCGCCCGGTTCGCATTAAACTCCTCCACCTGCTCATCCGTCACGAAAGCCCTGAAATGCCCGCCCATCATCCCGGCCGTCAGATTCTTCGTCGCAGACTCAAAAGCATGAGCAAACTGCACCAGAGCATTGCGCTCCTCCTCGGCAGTCTTCATATCTGCAATCCTATCCTGCAGCGCACTGAAGAAAAGCCCAGTAGCCATCTCATCGCCATACAGCGCATCGAAAATCAGCTGGCCGGTGCTCCCCTTCGTCAGCACATTAGCCCCGGCGCTCTGCGGGTCATCCATCAGCCCTCTCATCATGCTGAAAGCCTCAGTAGCCTTCACCAGCGACACCTGCTCATCATCGCTCCACACCCCGCGCCCCTGCGCATCAAGGAACCCCAGCCACGCAGCACTCTCCTTCTTGTTGGCTTCCCCCTCCTGCACAATCTGCTGCAGAACTGTCCCGAGCGTCTGCCGGCGCTCCTGCAGCTTCACCTGCTGCTCCACCCACGCATCCTGCGTCTTCGTGATAAGGTCACGCCCCATCTCCGTGTACAGGTCATCCTGCTGCTCCACCTCCGGCAGAGCCTCCGGCTTCTCTCTCCCCAGCCAGTATGCCTCCGGAGCACCGGAAATACCCAGGTTGCGAGCCATCGCCGCCCCCACAAAATACTGCATCGCCTTCTCCGAAACCGCCCTCACCGGCACACCCTCGCCGTAGTAATCACGCACACGCTTCGCAGCATCTTCATCGCGGTCGGCAATCATGTAATCCTGCAGACGCGCCATCTGCGTCTCGCGGTCATTCGCACGCCCCGGCAGCGGCAGAAAATGCAGATTATACGCAGCCTGGCGCTCCACCAGCTCATCATTCATATTGATATCGTCCATAAATCTCACTTGGTTAACTCGTCCATGTAGCGGGCCACACCAGTGACCCAGTGTTTATTCAATCCCTTCGGGTCATTCCCGGCGCCGATAGGCGCATACTTCCGTCCAATCTGCTCGATAGTAGTCAGCCCATTGCCCACATAATTCCTGCGCAGCTGCTCCGCCATGTAGTAAATCGACTGCTCCACGCTCCGGAACGTCACCGGCCCGCGCCTATCGCTCACCCCCATAGCGTTCTTCTTATTGCGGAAAGCGCTGCTCGTCCCGCGCCCCGTCTCGTGCATCGCTATCGCCATCAGCAAGTTCGGGTCAAGGTCATTCCGGCGCGCAGCATCCACAAAAGCGCGGTAATACGGAGCCAGTCCGCCCAGCGAGCGCGCCCGCTTCGCCGTCGCCATAAAACCACCCTGGCTCAACCGACCCTGGGCCCCCTCAAACGTGATAGTATCATACGGATTCTTCAGCAGCCCCATATCTCGCCGCAACTTCTGGCTCATCATCGGCGCCGAGCAGTTAGCATGCTCCACCACCTTAACCTTGTCAGCCTCCACATCCGCAGGCGTCTGCAGCACCACATCCTTGCCAGCCAGCGCATGCCCCTTCGGCACATACAGAATCCGCTCCGTCGCATTACCGGCCCAGCCGTTGGTGGCTCCAACCTCAGAAACTAGAGACACCTCAACCATCGGCTCCCCGGCCTCCGCGTCAGCCTCCTCAGCAGCCGCCTTGTCACGCGCCGCCTCCGCATCCACTCTCATCCTCTCAGCCACCTTGATATCCGCACGCAAGTCAATACCAGCCTGCTTGCGCTTCTCTCGCTCCGCCAGCAAATCACGCTCAAACATACCAGCAGCCTCCTCAGCCATCTGGTCCACATCCAGCGCCAGAGAATCCTCCTGACTATGAGCATCGCAAAAATCGTAGAACGCCCGCGCCTGCTGCATATAGTTCGCATTCGGATTCCGCAAAATCCACTGGTCAAACTTGGCAAAGATAGCACGCTCAGCCTTCTCCGTCTCAGCCTTATCGTAGTCCTCCCACTTGGCAATCTTCTCCGAGAGCACCTTGTACTCCTTGTTCTCCTCATCGCTGCGCTCCTTGCCAATCAGCTCAGTGAAGCGGGTGCGCATCCCCTCAAGCATCATCGTGTTCTTCGGTCGGAAATACCGCCCCTGCCCACGGAAAGCCTTGACCGCCTCACGCGCATTAAACGCCGCCGTCCCATCAATCTCCTTGCGCAGCTGCCCCACCACCTGCGAAGCAAACTCCGCCGAGTGGCCGTAAACCTTGCATACCGCCTTCGCCTGCTCCAGCTCTGCCGGGTCATCCGCATGCTGCACCAGCCCGCGCAAATACGTCAGCAAAGGCCCACGCACCTCCTCCTTCGCCTCGATGGAATCAAAATCCCCATTATACTTATTCCACACACCCACCAGCCCACGCGGCATCCCGCGCGGCGCCTCCCTCGGCTCAGCCTCCAGCCTGGTACTCCCATCCCGGCCCTTCACCTCGCGCACCCTCTGCTGCGGCACATCCACCGGCATCCTCGCAGCCAACTGCTCCAGCTTCATCTGGTTCTCCGGCGACAACCCATCACGGAATTCAGGGTCATCATACAGCTTGGCAAAATGCTCACCCCCCTTGTACCACGCATCCCGCACCTGCATCATATAGCCCTCCTGCACCTTCGCGTAAGATCTCTCATTAAACTCCATCATCTTCACCCGAGCCTCAGTCTCCGTCAGCACCCCGGCATCCACCTGATTCCTCAGCTCCCGCTGATACCCCAGCACATCCCCCAGCTTCTCCGCCTCCTCCAGCGCAGCCTTACCCGCCCGGCGCACCCCGGCCGTCATGTGCCCCGCCACCAGGCCCTTCACATGCCGCTCCGTCTCCTCCGCAAAATCCGCATACTCCTGCTCATACCGGATCAGGCGCTGTGGGCTCCAGAAACGCGGCCGCACCGCCGCCACCTCATCACTCGCCGTCTGCATGAACGCCTCAAACTTCTCCTCATCCACCTCACCATTCTCCCGCAGCAAGCTCTGCTTCGTACCAGGCGCAGCCTCCAGACCAGCCTTCAGCTTCCCCTCCTGACGCCCGCGCAGCTCACGCAACTTCCGCATCGCCTCCGCCCCCTCCTGGTAATCCTGCAAGCGCTGCACCTCATCCACCAGGCCCTGCTGAGCCTGAGCCCCCGATGCCACCGCTCGCTCCACAGCAGATCCATCATAATTCACCTGCCCGGCACGCAGCTCAGCATGCACCGCCTCACTGATATTCAGCCCGGCACCCTGGTAATAATTCCCTTCATTCATAATCTCTCAATATCGTAAACTCGCTTAACTTCACGCTTCCCCACCAGGCTCCGCACCCAGCTCGCCCGGTCATACCCGAACACCCCCTTATTCGCCTTCGCAAAAGCCACAATCCGCCGCAAATCACCGCACGCGAAAAGCACCTCCGCCACACCATCCGTCACACGGAAAGCAATCATAAACTCCTTATCCTGCACCATGGTGCCACCCGTACAAAGCACCTCCAGGCACAGCCGTTCATACCCCGTCTCACCCAATAACTCATAAGCCTGCTCAGCAGCATTCATCGCGAACCTCCCATCCGCTCCAGTCTCTCAGCGAACAACCGGAAATCATACACACGCCGCTCCTCATCCGGCCGCTCACTCCGAAATCCGCGCCGAAAACTCAGCCGCTCAAAATGCCCCAGTCCACCCCCCAACCTTGCCAAACGTGCCATGCTCACCACATCACCATACACGTACGCCACATACAGCTCCCGCTCATCCTCCGGGTGCGGATATCCCAGCAAAAATATCCAGGGAGTTGCAATCACCACGCCCCCCTGCTCCAGGCACATATTCGTCCACACCTCAGCCGTTCCGGCCCCCTCCACCTCATCCAGCAACCGTGCCCCATCATGCACCGCATTCATCACTTCAGCCATGACTCAATCCCCTTGTTCACCACCGCCGCAAAATCACCCTCAGCAGTCTTGTTGCGCTGCCCCTGACTCTCCAGCGAGCCAGGCAACCCGGCTGAATACATACTGCCCAGCCCTGCACCCGCCTGAGCCCCCATCTGCGCCCCAGCAGGCCCGCCGAAATAAGCGCCCACCGCAGCGCCCACCACCTGCAGTGACCCCGTCACCAGAGCTGACTTGTTCGCATTGTGCGCCTTCATCCTCTCAATCTGCGCCTGGGCCGACAAATAATCCCCCTGCGCCTCCGCCCCCTGCTCAGCCAGCTCACCACTCCGCCGCAGCATAGTAGCCTGGAACCGAGCACTGGTATCCTGCAACCCGCGAGAATACACCATATCCTGCGCCGCCTGCTCATACTTCGCCAGCACACTTATCTCCGCCTGATTCCCCGACCCCTCGGAGGTAAACCCACTACCAGCCTGCTGGGCACGCACAGTGGCCCCGGCACGCCTCTGCTCCCCACGCAGACGGCTCATATTCTCCGCCGCCTGCTCACCGGCCACCTTATTCTCCAGCTCCAGCCGCGCCGCCTGACCGTACGCCTTGCCCTTCTCGGCCTTGCCCTGGGCACGCGCCACCCGCGCATTAGCCTCAGCCACACGCGCCGACCCTTTATGCGACTCCGCCAGCCCAAAATTACCAAATGACTGCCCCATAACCTTACGCCGTGATAGAACTGTTCAACAACCTCTCCAGCGGATGCTGGTCATTACTCGCATCCTGCGTAGCATCCTTCAGCATAGCCTCACGCAGCAAAACCTCAGCACGGCCCAGCAACTCCTGGCGCTTCCCCTCATCCCCACTCACACAGCCGCACATCGCAGCCGCCAGATGCAGCACCAGCACCTGCGCAAAATCAGGCATATCATCCGGCACAATCCCCTGCATCACCGGCTCCGCCCCCGTATACACCACCGTCACCGGCTCATCCGGCGAGCAATTCTCCGGTACAATCACCCTCCCATACTTACGCCAATGCATCAGTCCCCTCAACTCCACCACATGCAGACAATCCTCTGGCAGCAACCACCCGGCCGGCACCTGGTTCAACTTCGCAACCTTTCGAGCAAAACTCCAATCATGCCGCTTCAGCAGAAACAGAAAAGTCTGCTTGAAATACAGCTCACACGCCTCATAACCAGAGCTCCCCACCACATACTCATGCTCCCCAAGCTCATGCAATGCCATCGCGCACAACTCACTCTTATCCATGCACGCATCCTAGCACACGCCCCCTTAAAACACCTATTCCCGCAAACGTAAATCAACCCCTCAGCCACTCCGCACCCAACGCCACCCCACCACTGCCGCCCCAGCCGCCAGACTCCTCCTCATCATACAGCAACTCCTTGCCCACATACCCCAGCTTGTACCCCTCACAAAAATACCGGAACGCATCAGCCCCGTGCGAGTGACGGTCATGCAACGGCTCCTGCTTCCCCGTCTTCATCGACTCCGGCTGCCAAGCATAATTCTGGAGGCAGCGCACACCACCCGGCAACTCCTCCGTCTTCCACTTCAAATTATACAGCAAGCGCTCATGAAACACACAGCTCATCAGCACCTCACGACACGCCTGCAAACTCGTCTGCAACGAACTCGTCACCGGCAGACTCTTCACCGTGAACCCGGCCTCCTTCAACTGGCCCTCCACACTCAGCCCCTGCCACTGCTGGTGCCTGGCATCATGCGGAAGCAAATGCCGCGTCACCCGCAGCGCATACTTACTCTCCCAAGCACGCACCACACCCACATAATGGTCCACCTGCTCCCCCTTCGCAGCGTAGAAATCCAGCGCGTAAAACTTCCCATCAGCCCCCACCTGGAACAACCACAAACACGTATAATCCGATAACCCCAAGTCCCAGCTCACATACACCGGCCGGCGCCGCTGGGGCTCAAACTCCACGCCGACGCGGCCCTGCGCCTGCAACCACTCCATCTCCATGCCGAAAATCGTAGCCTCCGGCATCACATCAAAAGCCTCATCCGGAGTAGTCGGAAACTCTTGCCTGATCCCCACACCCAGCGCACGCCATTGCGAAGCATACCACGCCTTCTGCCCACTGGTCAACTTCCCCACAAACTTTTCCACCTGCGCAAAATACCCCTCCAGGTACTCACGCTCCGCCCACCCCGCCTTATCATCACGCGCCGGCGGAATATCCCAGTACTTCGCATCCAGCGTATACTCCGGATCCTCCAGCCAATTCAGGAAATGAAAACGGTAATCCAGCGGACTCAGCTCAGCCTTCGCCTCATTCGCCATCGCCTGACGCACCATGATGTAATTATCCCCAGCGCGCCCGCCCTCATGGGTACTCTCCTTCACGATATACATCCCTGCCTTCACCGTGTTCAAGGCACCATTCTTCACCTCCTTCGCACGCTGGGGCATGCGCGCCGACACATACGCCATCTCCGACACATGCAGGAATTGCAGCGTGCCGCCACGCACCGTAGCCTTCGCCTCCACTATAGACCCGTTCACCCACCGCACCTCACCAGCCTTCGGCTTCCCCAGGTACGGCACCTCCTGCTTAATCTCCGCCCCAATCTGGGCCAGCGCCCGATCCTCATCCGTAGGATCATCCGGAACATAATCCAGCAACTGATACGCCAGCGTTATCTTCTCCAGCTTCTTGTGGGCCTCTTTCTCACTCTTGTCTATGATCCCGGCATGCCATCGCCTATTGAACAGGCAGCAATCCAATATCAGCAGCTCCACGAAGGTGGAAAGCCCCAACTGACGCGCCTTCAAAATCTCATTCCGATAGTGCATCCGGTGGTAAAACTTCCGCTGAGCAGGCTTCATGCGGAACCGCACCAGATTGCCCTCCTTATCCTCAATCCAGTACAAATTGTTCAGCCGCCACTCCTGGTCCTCCACCATAGCGCGCAGCGCAGGATCTGTCTCCTCATACCTCATGCCTGAATCGCCCCCACCACCATACCCTGGTTCCCACTGCACCGGAACCCCACACAGCGCTCCATGCCCACATTAGGCACCGCACCCAGCTTATGCCAGCCTGGCTGCATCACCGTATTAAGCTGACGCGGCACACGCGTCCACCGCTCACCTCCGTCCACCGTCAGCTCCACCCCTTTCACAGCACACGCCTCGTGAAAATAGATCCACAAATCCGGAGCGCTTATCTTAGCCGACCCCAGCCGCACCACGCCCAGAGCATTAGTCAGCAGAGTAGACACATAATCAGAATCCACCCCATCCCGGTACGAACTCCGCTCATCCTGCACCTCAATCCAGTACACAGTCTCCCTATCCTGTGGGTCAGCCAGGCCGCCATCCACCTCGCGCACCTGCTCACGCGCCACCACCGCATACAACGAATCCGGCCTATCCCCATTTGGCAGCATCGTTACACTCAGAAACCGCCCATCCGTCACATACCGGTGCCAGGCATTCACCCGGTGCGCCGCATTGTAAGTCATCAACGCCAGCTGACCATTGCCCATCACCATCACCGCCCGCACATCAGGCTTGCGCTGGAAACACCCCTCCTTCACACCCCCTCCATCTGCCAGCACATGCTCCGCATACACCGTCAGATCCGTGGAAATATACGCATCCTGGGGCTGGTCATACCCATACTGCATCACGCGCCCACCGCCGCGCTCAAAATAAATCACCTGGTTAGTCCCGCGGATAGCCGCCACATTGCTACTCCCCACAAAACCATGCGATGCCACCACCGCATTCACATTCGTCATCGCGCCCTGACCGCCGCTCATCATCACATACTCACCCTCCGAAGTCCCCAGCATAATACGCCCGCCGTACACCGCCAGCCAGCGAATCGGATCCTGCGTCTCCGCATTCAGCGTACGCGCCATCCCGCTCACATCCTCATCCGTCACATCAAAATTATCCAGATCATCCGTCTGGCTCATCCAAATAGTCAGAGGCTGAGCATCCGTGCCGGCCAGCACCAGGCGCTGATTAAAGATAGCCGCCAGCCGCGGGTACCCATACCGCCCGCACCACGCACACCAGCTCCAATCCAGCGTCTCAATATTCCCATACCAGCGCGTCTTCACACGCTCAGCCTGCACATAATACGCATCCAGCACCTCATCCTCACCCACCTCAGTATACCGCAGAATCAAATCATGCTTATAACTCGAAACCACCAACTCATTACCACACAAATCAGCAGGAAAACAACGCTGAGCCAGCTTGTCACCGTAAGCCCGCACACGCGTCAGCCACAGCGAAACCCAGCACTCCTCACCGCCCTCATCGCCACCCACCGGCTCATTCACCGGCGCAGCATTCCGGCTCCACGCCTCAGCCCGGTGTTCCCAGGCATCATACTGACTCCCCGTCCCCTCATAACAGGCCCTTACCTCATAACTTCCATACCACGTACCACTCAGGTGCAACTTCCACTTACCCTTGCACGGCGCACTCCCCACCATCAGCCCCCGCACAAAATGCCCAGGATAATCCTCCGGATTGATACCACCGGCCTGGTAATGCACCGCCCCATCAAAATCCGCCACACAAGTAAAAACATCCCAGTACCCGCTATCAAAACGGAAGGAAGAACCCTTCGTGAACGTCAGATCCTTCGTCAGCTCCGCATGCGTCACCGTTGCCTTATCCGCATCCGTACCCACCTGGAAATTATGCGTATAATTCGCCGGATCAATCAACCCCTCAATAAAATCATCCGCACCCTTCCAATCGTTCACCACACTATAAATCACCGTCTCCGGTGCCCGCCGCACCGCAAACACAGCACCCCGCAGCACCTTCACACCAGCCCCTATGAACCCCTCCTCATAATCCGCTGTCACCATACCATACGCCGCAGCCTGGCTCACCTTCAACTCCACCGCATCCGTATAGTAGCTCACCCGCAGCAACTCACCCACAGCCGGTGTGCGCTCAGCCTCCGGCAACCCCTCATCAAACCACACAGCATAATACCCATCAGAGCGCCGGCTCACCACCACACCCCCATCACGATACCCGCTCCAACGCCACGCCGGCACCTTGAACGTGTACACACTCAGCTGCCACACCCCAGCCTCATCACACACCAGCTGCAGCGGAGGCACCGCCGAGCACACAAACAACAGCATATTATTCAACTGCACCGTGCGCAGCCCAGCAATCTCCGCCCCCACATACGGACTCTCCACCGACCACACCAGGACACCATCAGGAGAATACACACGCACCTCCTGCTCACCCACCTCCACCAGATACCGCTCCTCATTACTGTACCGGTAATCAAAAAGCCGGCTGCACTCACCCTGCGCCGGAGCAAACCTCCGGAACCCGCGGCGCCGGCGAACTCCTCCAGCCTGGTCAATATCGAAATTCTCCACACAACTACACCCACGCGCAAACACATCCAAATCCGCGCGCATCTGCACCTGCGGGCTCAGCTCCCCACCATTAAACGCCACACGGATACTCATCGAGCACCTCCCTTCTGCTGCATCAACTGCTGAATCTGGGCCATCTTGCCGGCAGCATCCAACTTATCAGCATCCATCATCGCCTGCTGTTGCATCATCGCAGCAGCCTCCTGTTTCACCTTCATCTCTGCCACGTCCACCTCACTGTACACAATATCATCACTGCACCCAGTGCTATCCACCCAGCCACGCAGCAGCGCCTCCTCATCTATCCAATCCAGCATTTGCGGCCGCCCGGTAGACTGCACCCAGCTCACCACCTGGTCCACCACCGCCTGCGTACCACGCGCAATGATAAGCTCCAGCGCCTGCGCAATGCGACCCAGATACGCCACATGCGGATTCAGCAACTCCATGCTACCATCCTCATGCACCTTCACCAACTCCTCCGGCACACCCTCCAGCGGCACTTCGCCACGCCGCATCAGCACGCCCAGAATACGCCTCATCGCCACCTGATTATCATTGATGAACAGCGTAAAAGAAGGAGTAAACGCCAGAATCTTCTCAGCTGACCTCTCTTCCACCTCACGCGCCGTCATCGTCTTCTCCTCACGCGTAGCATTGAGGAGCATATCTTCATGGTACGCCCGGCGGATAGACGCCTCCTTATCCCGAATACGCTCCAGCCCTACATCGTATCGGCCGCCGGTGCCCCACTCCCGAGGCATATTCAACCTGGCGGCTTCCTCACTTATCGTAGTAATACCACCGGCCCGCATATCCACCTGCTTATTCTGCGCTGCCAGCTGCATGATCCGCGGAAACGCCTGCGTCTCCGCCAGCGTATCCATCAACCTCTCCAGCTTCACCACCTGACGTATCGCCGGCAGCGCCTTCTTCCCCGGGGGCGTCCCGTAAGGCGTTCCTGCCTCCTTCAGGTAACGAGTCACCAGGAACGGAAATTCGTAAAACCCTTCCTTCTTAATAACCTCATACGTCTCCATCTCCACATAGTACCCCTCATAAGCACGCGCCTCCAGCGGCACATCCTTCCACCCCTTCTTCACCTGCCCCTTATTCGGCCGCACAATCTGCGCAAACTCCACCTTCTGGGAGTACCTCATCTTCGGATCATCACACCAAGCCTGCACCTTCTCCGGCAAAGCCTCCCTACCCCACTCCATCTCCGCCTGCGCCGGTGTATACTTGAACTTCCGCACCAGCGTATGCACCCGCTCACGCGAATCCTCATCAATCACAAACGTACCAAACGGCACATACGTGAAATACAGCGGCTCCACATCCGACCCGCCAATGAAAAACGCGCCAGTGCCCAACTTCACACGGTCCCCATACACCTCATGACTCGCTGTGTAAAAATTACTCTGCGACAGACGCTTCGCCACCTCATTCGTAAGCTGACGGAAATACCGGTCCACCTTATCATTCTTCTTCCCCTTATTCCGACTCTTCAGCGTAAACCAGCGCCGGCCAGCAGGCGTGATATAGCTACTATGCGTACTCGTCAGCGTATCGGCAGCAGAAGCCGCCACCTCACACTGATTCAGCAGCCCACGCATCTCCTCCACCATCGGCGCCGTCTCCGTCATGTAGCGAGCCCACAAACTCTCCACTACCTGACGCAACTCCGCCCTCAAACCTGCATCCGTATCCATCGCCTCAACCCTCCCCCAGATTAGACTTACCACCACCGGCACCCAGACCACGGAAACGCTGATTCACCGTACTCGCCGTAGTCTTCTTGCGCTTCTGCCCCGCAGCCACATCAGCCTCAGCCGCCTGCTGAGTAGACGCCGTGGGGGCCTTCACCGCACCAGGCATCGCTGCCGAACTACTCTCTATCGCCTTCGCCGTCTTCTCCTGCGCCGCCGCATAACGCTCCGCCGCAGCAGCCTGCGCACGCGCCTGCTTCCGCTGAGCGCTGTAACCGCCCAGCGAGAAAACATCCTTCCATCCTGCAGAACTTCCCATACCTTTAATTCTTCTTTCCGTAAGCTGTCTTCAAAATTTCAACCAGCGCAGCAGACATCTCAGCCTGCCAGCGCCCACTATCTATCGCCTCGCAGAACACACGCGCATCCCTCTCATTCGAGCCAGCAAAACACGGCTCAATCATGAAAAACGGCATCTCGCTGCGCTTGAAGGCATGATACCCTCGGTCATCAGGCCCCCAGACCGGCTTAGCTCCCCGGTCTTTCAGACCCAAGATCCGCGAAATCGCACGCGAAATACGCGCCGCAACCCACCGGCCCTTGCATGACATCCCCCAGTACAGCACCTCGCAGCCACTCACCTCCGGCCCGGCGCTATTAAAATGCCACTCCAGAGCCACATCTGCCCTGGTAGCATTCGCCGCCTTCGCGGAGTAAACCGGAGAAGCACCTCCGGCACTCTCCCGGTTAGTCTGCGCCACCTCATACCCAGCCGCCTCCAGGTAAGCCCCCAGCTGCGGCAAATACTCACTGGCAAGCGCAAACTCGCCAGTCCCCACATGCGAACCCGCACACACCGCCGCACCCTCGCGGCTCTTCGCATGCCCTGGTAACAATACAATCTTCATATCACTCTTCCTTCCGGTCATGAATAAAACTCTCATTAGCAGCCTTAACCAATTTACACGTGCTGCACCGCTTCCCAAGCTCACGGCTCAGCTCATGATTCTCACGCCGCAAGCGTTCACAGTCTCTCTCCTTGCGCACGATAATCCACACCAGCAAAGCCGTACCCACCAGGCTACCCCCAAGCTGCACCACATCGGCAGCCTGGGGGATGCTCAGCACTGCCAGCATGGCAGCCGCTCCCGTCTGTATGTAATTAGTCATTCTTCCCGGCCTTCTTCACCTCCGGTTCTGGAACGGCAAGCTCACTCACACGCCCCAACTCAGCATCAGGCAGAATCGCACGCAAGCCGGTAGGCATCTGTACCACCACCCCGGTAGCCAGCACCTCCACCACCGACAGGCGCACATTATACTCCTGCCCCACCTCAATCTTCTCGCGCTTCATAACCTTACTTCTTCACCTCCTCCACCTTAACCACGCGATACACCGGAGTCTGCCCCGTGCTCACCTCATACAAAGCCTCTATCAGGTTCAACTGCTCAGCCGTAGGAGCCCCGCTGCAACTACTCAGCAAGCCGGCAGCCGCCAGCGCACCAATTATCGCACCGGCAATCACCTTCGCCCACGACTCCTTAATACCCCAGCCAGTCAACAGACCAGCCAGCCAACCGTATTGCTTCTCTTTAGTATTCATAAGAAAATTATCCTTGCACAACTATATCCAATATCTTCGCACTCAGCCCCAGCGATGCCGCCGGGTAAGTCACCCTCACCTCAGCACAACCAGTCTCACCATACAGCCAGGCCGTGTACGGCCCACCGGACAACCCCTGCAGCGTAGCATCCTTATCATAATACTTTCGCCCCCCTTTCCCCTTACTCTTCTTCTTCGAATAAGCCTGCACATGCCCCACCCACTCATCAACCTCCTTCACACCCGCAGCCCCTGGCACGTCATGCTTATACCATCGCCCCGCAATATACACATCACACGTACTCACAGGCTGAAAAGAACGCACGCAAGTCAATTCCCCCAGCGACGCACCAATTACCATCACATCCTGCCAGCCATTCATCCCCACCTCCAGCTCCACAAAATCACCCCTCATCAGCGTATCCGCAAACGGTCCCGAGTTCCTATGAAACACCACACTCTGCGAAATAGGATCCCACGAAATATCCGCCTTCACCCCATCTCGCCGCCACACGCGACTCCCTTTCACCAAACGCAGAAACCCACCACCACGCGAAAAATCCTGCGTAGCCAGCCGATAACGATTCAGCTGATCACTCAACGCATCACTCAACCCCAAACGCAACGCCGCCACCCTATGCTGACCCGCGCCCGGCCACAACTGCACCACCTTGCCACCCTGACCACGCGGGCCAGACCTCACCCCATACTGCACCGAAGCAAGCCCCACCACCTCCTGACGCCTGGCACCAAGCGAAAAATAACACCCGGCCCCATCCAAAGGAGTACCAGTCAACGCACCCAGACGAACCTTCATATCAATAAACCAGGTAAAGCGTGTGCGCCTCAATCACCTCCAGAGCATCATAATCAGCCTGGCTCATCACCTTAATCCCCATCAGCGTACTGTTGGTTAAAATATACTTCTTCAGCTCCTCCAGAATCTCCGTCCTCAGCATGTAGAAGTTATGCAGCGCCGCCGCATCCAGCACATGCGCCGCCTCCACATCCAGCGGATTATTGGTAAGCCGCACACCAGCCACCGTATCCCTGGTAGCCTTCTTCAGCATCAGCCCATCGTCTGGAGTCTGGTCGAATTGGTCGGGATTGGTCATGATACCCACCGCATTGCTGTCATCGGGCAGTCTCCCGGCGTCCCAGCCGGAAATGCCCTTGGCCACCCAGTCGGCCTTCCACATCGTGCGAAGCGCACCACCAGGCACAGTATTATTAAGCAACTGCCCCGTAATGTCCTGGCCATACTCATTACGCACACCGCTTACAGCCATCCCCATAGGAATGATATAAGGCATGCCCATACTCTGCGGCACACTTGTACCCACCTTCACCGTCCCCCAGCGAAACGCCTGAGCCGGAGCCACATTCGTACCCTGCGCCACCACGCGACCAGCAGCATCCTTACCGATAAGAATGCCACCCTCAATCACCTCATCCGTACTCAGAATGATCGTACCACTGCACAGCGTAGTAGCCAGAGGCACCATCATCTGGTGCGCCTCATTCACCCCCACCGGCGCCCCCTGTTCAATCGGCAACTCAGTCCCCAGCTTAACCAGGCCGTCCACCGTAGCAGTAGCGGGCCTCTGAGCCTGCGCAGCATTACCAGCCAGGCACACCCAGCCAGCCTCGTCAAACCACTCATACACCAGCACCTGCCCCGCGTGCGGGCTCAGGAAACCCAAGTACGGCGTACGCTGACCATTCCAACCAGCATTAGAACAGCAAGCACAATCGCCAGTCCCCAGCATCGGGCTCCGCATCAGCACCTCCGGGCGCGTTGCCGAAGTCTCACCAATAGCCTCCAGGCTATCTACCAGATACAGCTCCAGCCCCGCACCAGGCGGCACCTCAAACGGCTCCACAAACTCCCAGCGCACCTCCTGGCCCTCCGTCCATGCCTCAGCCGTCACACTCCGGCTCAGCAAGCGCGTAGTAGCATTCCCCACTCTCAGGAAGGCTGCCAGATACACCGGCGTGGTAGAAGAATTCTTCACCGGCACCACCACACCACTCAGCAGAATCCCATGCGGCACCACATCAGCACTCAGTCGCCAGGCATTCCAATTGCCAGCATCTCCAGGCACCTCCTCCAGCACATTCAGCACCGCCGGAACGGACACGTAATAAGTATGCCCACTGTTGCAAGTCTCCCCGCTGGTGGGAATCTCCTCCACAGAATTAACCAGATGCTTCACAATACGGTCGCCATCCAGACCATCCTCACCAATCGCCTTGTGCGGTTGCTTCACACCATTCAGCACCCAATAACCATCCGCCGAAATCGTGGGGATAAACTCACGCGGAGCATTAGCAATCAACTCCTTTGCGCTCTCCAGCACCGCCTCAGCTCCCTCCTTGGCAGTCTCAGCCCCATCCTTGGCAGCCTGGGCATCCTCCACCAAATCATCCACATCCTCCAGACGCTCCAGCGCATCCTGGGCCTTCTCCAGCGCATCCTTTGCATCCTGCCCCACGTCCTGCACACCCTGGCTCGCCCGAATCGCCTCCTCCATCGCCTGCACCGCCACCGTACTCGCCTGCCACTCCAGCTGCACACGCCGGCTCACATCACCCGGCAGCAGCACATCCAGCGTCCGGTGCGCATACACACCCTCACCCTCAACCAACCTACCCAGCGCACTTATCCGCCCCTCCAGCAGCCGCACCGTATCCCCCGTATCCGCCGTCATCCAAACCTCATACCCCCAGCGCCCCTCCGGCAGCCCCGGAATCGTCACCAACACCGTATTGCGCTCCGCATCCGCCTCACTCAGCGTCAGCTCCATCTCCACCTCCAGCTCCCCACAATGCACACGCCCCTGGAACGTCACACCATCCAGCCCCGCAGCCGCCCCACTCTCTGCATCCCTGAACCGGAACGTACTCTGCCAACGCTTCCCGGCCAGCACACTCAAATTACTCGATACACCCAGAAAATTGAACATACTTACTTCATACCACACCCACCCACAAAAAACCTATTCCCTCACACGCAAAAAAGCGGGGCGAGGCCCGAAAGCCCCGCCCCTGGGTTTACATACCGACAACAAGGGGCCCCCTTACTCAGAGCACTGAATCTCCTGCACAGACTGGAGATATTTACGAGTAGAACCAAAGCTCAGCTGAGCCACCACGCGCCCGTAGTTCACTCGGCCATTACCCTTGCCTTCCACCAGCACGTCCACATCCTGCCAGGCACCGAAGTAAACATGCTCCTTAATGAACATCGGGCACAGTCGCACATTCGTAGTACCCTCCATATACGGCAGCAGCTCACTCTCCACCAGATCCACGCCGTAGAGACGGGTCAGTCGGCCCTCCTTCATATCCAGAACACCCCAGCCAGGGTGTGCCACAGAAAGCTCCTGCGCAAGCGCCAGCATCTGGCTGGAGGACATCACACACACCGGATGCGTCACACCAGGCACAAACGCCTTGGCTCTCTTCAGGCGGTTCACCGCCATGCGGAACTTACCCAGCGTCATATTGGTCACCACCTTCGAGCCGGACTCCACAGCATCCACAGCAATGATATTCTTATCAGGATCCAGATCCTCAATGATAGAGCCCGTTGTACCCAGGTAGTTCACACCCAGAATACCGCCACCGATAATCTCAGTATACGGCCCCGCCGGCGCTGTCGCAGCAGTAATCTTGCGGTAAATACCATCAGCATCCGGAGCCATACCGATAATCTGCTCATCCTTCTTGCGCTGAGCCTCAGCCTTAATCTCAGTGATTATATTCGGCACACCATGCTTCAGGAAATTAGAGTACTTTTCCTTATCACAAGTATACTCATGCGCCGTATAATACGGCACAGCAAACATCTGACGCGCCGTGAACTTATCACGCGTAGGATTCTCCACATTCTGGTAAGCGCTCAGAATGCGCTTCATCTCACTCTTATTCGTATAATCGATCTGCATGCTCTTACCCACGCAGTTCGGCATATGCGTCACATACGGACTCAGAATCGAATGCTCCTGCTGGAGCTGACGAGCCAGAATCCCGGTGTACTTCACACCATAACGCTCCTCAATAGTCATTTTAGGTTCTTCAGCCATAACAACTCCGCTATACCACACCCCACCTCAAAACACCTATTCCCGCACACGCAAAACCAATTCCCACACCCGCAATCAATCGTCAATAAAACAGCCCCCGGAGCCGAAAGCCCCGGAGGCGGCACAAGTAACCATTATGAAGAAAACTAACTAATACCGTGTAACTTATTCAACTCCCTGTTTGCAGACTCATACAGCGGGTGAGTCGGGTCCAACACAGCCGCCATCTTCTCACTGTTCGCATAAAACGCATCCAGCTTCTGCTGAGTAGTCAGCGGAGCCGTAACCTGCTGGGCACGCCCGGCAAAACCACCACCCTCACTCACCATCTCACGCATCGCATTCAGCAAGCGAACACCATACGGACTCATCATCGCCCCCATATCAGCAGCCTTCAAACCAGCCTGCCTACCCAGGCGCGCAGCAAAAGCCTTCGTAGCCTTCAGCTTCGAATCAAAATCAGCACCCCACTCCTTGCGCAGCTCACGCCCCAGCTCACGGTTCATCTCCGCATGCGCCTTCTGGTAAATCTCCAGACCACGGTTCAGCAACTGCGCAGCCTTATCACCAGGCAGCCCCAGCTCCTTCGCCAGCCCGCCCAGCTCACCATGAATCCCCTCCGGAATCTGCGTCTCATCCCCCAGGTTAAACTCATACTCACCAGCCTCCTCCTCCTGGTCAGACTCCTCAGCATCCGCATCCTCACCAGACTCCTGGTCAGCATCATCACCCCACGAAAAATCCACATCATCCTCACCAGCATCAGCACCACCCTGCACCTGCTCCTCCACAGCAGCAGGATTCAGCTCCAGCTCATCCGCTGCCCCCTCAGCAACCTCCTCAGCCATTCTGCACCTCCTCCTTCTTCTTCAGCTCCAGCACCATCGCATCCAGCGCAGCCTCAGCCTCACCCAGATGCTCCACCTCCCACGCAATCCCGCGCAACACACCAGCCTTCGCATCCTCCTGGCAAGCACGGTAAGGATCCATCTCACCAGAAAACGCAAAAATCTGGTCCTTCACGCCCAGGAACTCACCCAGCGCATCCAGCACATCCTGCGTAAACACACGAGCAAACAAACGCCGGCGCTCCACCACCCTGCGCTGTCGCTCCACAACCTCATTATCGGGTAAATAAACCATGAGCATATCCTACCACACGCCCCCTCAAAAAAGCAATTCCCGCACACGCAAGCACAAACCACTCACACACAACACCATCCGCAAATCAATGCACCGGCGGCCGCTGACCACGCGACTGCAACGCCGCCACCACAGCCCCCACACCCAGCACCCCACTCACCTCCAGCCGCTCCGGCTCATACGCACCATCCATCCGGTTCAACTCCGCAATATTGCGCACCATCTCCCCATAACGCCCCTTCCTCTGGCACTCCTCCACCGCAGCACTCAGCCGCTCCATCCGCTCCTGCCGGTCCATCACCGCCCGCCGGTCAGCCCCCTGCGAAAGCGTTGCGACAAATCGCAAAACGTCAGCATTTTTCGCAAGCCGGTACGCATCCGACCGGATCGCAGCCGCACTCTTCCCCTTAGCACCAAACACCTGCCGATACGCCGCACTCTGCGTCACACCAGCCGCCAGCAACCGCGCAAACTCCTTCTGCTTCTCATTCAAACCAGCCATTTCTCACAACCTCCCACCATTTCTCACATCCCACCTCCGGCGCCACTCCTGCACCACCCGCCGATACAAACCATCAATCCGGCACACCACGCGCCGCCCCTCATCCGTCAGCTCCCACGTCCGCACCGTCTGCCGGTAAAAATCCTTCCGATTCCGCCGCAACACCAGCCCCTTCTTCCGCAAGTAAATCAGCCCGCGGTAAGCCACCGAGCCACTCACACCGCTCATCTTCACAATCTCCCACACCTCCATAGCCTCCCCGTCATGCTGCAACGTCATCAGCAACGCCGCATGCTGCGGACTCAGCCGCAACCGCAGCAGCACCGTCACCATGCACACAAAATCTCGGCACCCCTCCATCATCACTCAGCCCCTCCCTCCTCAGCCTGGATCTTACGCCACCGCGCCAAGAGATCATCCGCCTCCTCCTGCGACCTCCCCGCACGCTCACCCGCAGCAGCTGCCTGCGCCCTCGCACGCTCCCTCGCCGCAGCCTTCCGCCGCCGCCGGTCATCAGCCTGGCACCAGTTAGCCGCATGCTGCAGCACATCCGGCAGATCCGTAAAAAACCGCTCCAAACTATCCGGCCGCCACCCCGTCACCGACTCTGCCGCGTAATACCTCCGCAGCAACTCCAGGCACTCAGGCGTAAGCCGCACCAGCCCCGCCGCCCGCCGCGCCGCATCCTCCACCACACGAGGCAGCGGATGGTCCAGATTCAAGCGCTGCAACATCGGCACCACCTGCCCAATCTGCGCCAGCCAATCGATAAATCCATCCCGGGCGGGCGCTCCTGGCACAGCCGCCGCCTCTATATCCACCGTAGTACCATGCTCCCCCTTACTACTAATATCTATTCTATTCTTTTCTGGTAACACTTTTGGTAACGTTTTTTCGTTACCACGGTTACACTCTACCGTTTCCTCAGCCGTTACCCGTTTCTTATTCGCCTTGCATTTAGCCACCCGGCGCGCCCCCTCCGCACGCCCCTTGGCAGACTCCCCGCAGTGCTTCCCGAACTCCAGGGCATACACGCACCCATTCTCACCCAGAGCTGCCCAGCCGATAGAAATCAACGCGTCCGTGCAACCACGGAAACCTATTTCATCGTCCAGCTCATCAGGCAACAGGCCCGTCTGCCCATCCGTCGTCTGTTCGTCAATCCAGCACAACCAGTTCACCGCCAGCCCCAGAGCCGCATGCTTCTTGCAGCGCAGCTCGCGCATCAGCCCGCGTACCTTCGCAGACCGCACCAACGAATGATTCACCTTCAACCAATCTGCCATAACTGAAAAACCTGATAAAATCCTACACCAGAAAACAAATAAATCAATCGCCGTCCCGGCGCGCCACACCGTAGCTCCGCCCCCTCGCCGGCAGAAACGCACTCTGCACCCGCCGCTTCCGCCGGGCCTCAATCTCCTTCATGCGCACCTCCTGCCACTCCAGCAACCGCCCCACCGCAAACACGCGCCCGGCCGGAGCCCCCTGAGCCTCCGGCAACCCCAACTCCGCAGCCAGCGCCTGCCCTATCGTCACACTCTCCCTCATACCCTCACATCAGCAGCTCCAGCCCATAAATCACCGCCAGCACCACCCACAGCGGCATCCCTGCAAACAGCAGGATAACCACCGCCACAAACGCCGCGAACACCAGCATCACCGCCAGCCACACAAGCCCCTGCAGCAGCTCCAGCACATCACCTGCAAACCGATTCATCATAACTTCGTAACTCGTAAATCGTATTTCAAGATCACTCCAGCCGGAACCCACCCTCAGCCTCATAATCAACCTGCGTAAGCACATCGCGGAAACGCAGCTCAATCTTATCAGCCAGGTGCCTGCTCGGCACACGCCGGATCCCGGCGCACTCCCAATTCCTATCATTAGCACCCCAGGCCTCAGCGCAACCATCAAGATAAGCCTTGCAGGAAGCCAGGCAATTATCCGCATCACGCTTCACCCCCTTGTAGTACCACACCAGCACATACTCCACCGGCATCCACCCGGCCGGCACCGCTGCCGACCGCGCCAGCTCCAGCGCCTTCTTCCTGGCACGCTTCTTCGCCCCAATATGAATCAAGTGATTAGTCCACACCCCTTGCGGAGTAGACCCACACACACTGTTCGGGCTCAGCGCCGGCGCCGGCTTATCCAACCTCACCACCACCTCAGTCATCGCTTACCTCCCGATCTTCTTCAGCGCGCTTCTTAGCATTGCGCCAGCTCTCCTCCAGGATCTTCTGGCACTCGCGCACCCCGTCCAGCTTTCCCTCTTGGTAAGCCAGCATCACCAGCGACAACGTGCAAGCGCACATAACAACCGCCGAAATCACATCCGACAAGCTCATACCTTTTCCTCCTTCCCATCCACCAGCCCGGCATCCAGCAGCGAGCTGTAGATCCGCGCCACTTCGTCCATAATCTGCCGGGCGCAGCGCACCTCACACAGCCTCACCCGGTGCGAAACCCGCGCCTTAGACTCGCCGCGCATATACACCTTGCAGCACATAGCCCCATCACCGCTCCTGGTAATACTCATGCACGCACCACCCCGCAGCTCGCTTTCCAGGTCAAGCAAATCATAGAACAACCCCAACTGCACCACCTGCTCATCCAGCGGCTCCTCCGGACCCGCCAACGAATCAAACTCATTCATAACAGAAAAATCACTTATTCAAATGACAATATCGATACAATTCCTCCATCAGCTCCAGGCGCATCGTAGCCAGAAGCTCACGCTCCGGATGCTCCCGCACCTCCACCTTCAAACACGTATTCAGCAAATCCTGCTCCAAGCGATAATGCAGCTCCAGCGTATGCGGAGCCCCAAGATCTGACAGCATCCTGCTCACAGACGAGAACACCGCCACGGCCTCAGCCTGCCCCAGCCCCAGCGGCGTCTGATCACCGGAAGCCAGCACAGTCTTCACCGTACCACCAAAATACTCATAAACAGCAGCCATAATCCTTAAAAATCTACTTCGTACTTCCAACTTCGTCCTTCGTACCTAACTTCCCCTCCAGGAGCTCCACCAGCGCACTGCACTGATCCATCACCCGCCGAGCAGCATCCAGCGTAGCAGACCTGTTCCCGGCGCGTGCCGGCACCAGCAACTCCAGAACCCGGTCATGCACCCGCGTCACCATATCATCATACGGGGGCCCCAGGTGCATCACCTGATCCTTCGCGCGATACCTGGTGGGCTCCTTTCGGATCATACCTTAATCAAGCTTCAGTTCCATCTGCCCAGGCTGTGGAATATGCACACTCCCCTTCGCCACCAACTTGATAGCACCGCTCAGCTTCGCCGAGACTGTCTGGTTCCCCAAATCCACCTCCACCGCAAAAGCCAGCTTCACCTTCTCATCCTCCGCATCCTCACGCAAGCGGCGATACACCGGCTCATGCAGCGCACTCCACAGCGCAGACCTCACCGCATCCAGCTCCGCCTCAATATAATCATCCGTGCTCGGCGGTGCAGGCTTAGCCTCCACCACCACCACACGCTTCGGCATCTGCAGCGGCTCCGCGTTCAACTGGCCGCACACCGCCACCTTCCGCCACAGCTCAACCTCCGGATCCCAGCTATACACCACGCGCCCGCGCTCCACATCACCCAGGAAATCCACGCAAGCACACGCCCACGCATCCTCCCAGTAATCGAATACACCCAGCGTCCCGAGCGCCTCCAGCATCGACACCGGAGCCTCACCCACCGGCAGCGCACTCACCAGGAAACCGTACTCACGAGCATCCCCCACATCAGCACTCAGCCCCAGCGGGCACCCAGGCTCATCATCTATCACATGGATCTGCAGCTTCCCTGCATCCAGCATGCCCCGCAGCTCATGCTGCAACTCCGCCAGCGAAGGCTCGAACCCCTGCCGGTGCAGCCTCCGCACCAACTCAGTCCAGCACAAATCATCCGCCTGCAGCATCTGCAACACAGCCTGCCCCATATTAGAATTAACACTCATAACAAAAATCAGAAATTAAAATTAACACCCAGCTTATTCAACTCATAACGTGGCGGATTATAATCCATATCCGGCAACTGCAAGCCACCCCAGTCACCCGTAGCCACACAACGCGAAAAATGCTCCAGCGCAGCCTGGTACCGCGCCCGGTAAGCCACCATCAACGTAGCCGGCACCCACGCCAGGCGAGTCTGGTGCGGAGCCACCGTATCCGCGAATAAAAACGCAAACCGGCGCCCCTCATCCTCACCCGTGCAGATCTGGTACAAATCAGCATACATCGCCGCCTGCACCCCATAACTATAATCACACAGCGCGTAGTTAATCCCCTGCTCACTCACCCCGCGACTCGTAGTCTTCAGATCAAGCAACACAGGATCCTCCAGCGGCAGCACGTCCAACATCCCACACACCGTCAGCGCAGCAGGCAGCATCACATTATTCACCGCCTCCACACGCACAAACATCGCCACCTGCGTCAAGCAACTCTCCCCAGGCAACAGCCCCAGCTTCTCCAAATGAGCCGATACAGACATCGCCATATCACTCACCAGCTTCAGCTCCTCCACCTTCAGCATCACATCCCCGCGGGCCTCACGCTCAGCCCAGCGAGCCTTCTGCTCATCACTCTGGTGCCCGCCAGCATGCGGCTTACCTTTAGCGCAAATCTTCACCTCCTTCGGCTCATACCAATACTTCCTGGCAAACACCTCCGGAGTCAGCACCGCTGCATCCACCGCACCGCCAAGCTTAAACCCGGCGCTAGACCTGCTCTCACCAGCATCCAGCGCCATCTTGTAGCGCAGCGGATTCTCCTCAAAATCCACCAGACTACTCTTGCTCACGCAATTCGGCAGCACCTTCTTCCACTTGTGGTACTCATCAGGATCCACAAGTCCAATAGCGCTACCCTGCTTATCCAGCAACTCCTTCACGCGCTCCAGCGACAGCCGTTCAAAACTATCCTTATTCATAACACGTAATTCGTAACTCGTAATTCAAATCACTCCCAGTTAATGTTCAACTCAGCGGCAGCAGCCTCCAGCAAATCATGCTCACCGCTCAGCAGCCACTCACACAGCTTCACCAGCTGCTCCTTATCCGCAGCCGCCGGCACCGTCACAGACCGGCCAGCAAGCCACTTCGCAAACACCTCCCACTTCACCTTGGCAGCGCGCAGAGCAGCCTTCACCTTATCCGCCGCATTCATCTGAGGCAACGCTATAGGACTATTCACAACCTCCGGCTCCTGCCCCTCCAACTTAAAACCATCATCGGCAGCAGCCTTGCGAGCCTTCGCAGCCACACCCAGCCCCGTAGCAGCAGCAGCCGGTGCCGCATCCTCCACCACAGAAGCCCTGGCCTCACGCAACTCACGCGGGCCCTCATCGCGCACCTCGTCCACCGTAGGCAGACCCAGCAGCACCTCCGGGCAGCAAGACCTCGCAAACCAGCTCGCCGCGCGGTAGCGGAACATCTGCTCAGGCATCTCATTCCACTTATTCCCGTTCTTCTTATCCCAGCCAGCCTTAGAAACCAGCTCCGGCGTAATCTCCGGGCCCTCCTCCACAGAACCATCCCACTTGTACCCGCGCATCTTCAAACCGCCGCGCCAATCCGAACCGTTCAGATTCACATACTCCAGCCTGGAGTAGCGGCTACTGTTCCGCAGCAGCGCCAGCGCAAACTGGCCACTCCAGCTCGGATTCCCATAAACCACATACAGATTCTGCATCACCATCAGCGGGTCCACCTGCAGGCGCTGCGCCGTATTCAGCGCAATCAGCACATTACCAGGCTGCTTCTGGTACGCCTGCGGCACAATCGTGCTGCTTGCCAGCTTATCAGCCACCTCCAGCAACTGCGGCAAATTCTGAAAAGCCGTCAGCACACCATTACCAGGACGAATCGTAATCTCATTACTCATAACACAAACCCTCCTTTCTTACAGACTACCCAGAAAACCGCCCAGCAAGCCCTTCACCTCATCCTTCTGGCAAGCACGGCCCCACCACTTGGCAATCGTACCCAGAGCATCCGGCTTATACTCCACCGCCTCCTTGGCAATCTGCGAAAGACCGCCCATCATAATCGGGAAAATCACATTAAGCTTGTGCTTTTCAGGCAGCCCCTTCGTCTCCACACGCCCCATGCTATACTCCTGGTTCACCAGAACCAGCACACCAGGCATATCCATCTCAATCGCCCCATGCTGAATCATCTCGCACAGCTCACTGAACTTCACAGCAGGCATAGAATCCTGCTCAACCTTCTTACTAACATTATCTTCTTTCATAATAGTCGTATTGTGTAATTTTGCCCGCTTGCCACAGCCTGGCGGGCGCAGGACTCTATGCAGGAAACCCCGGCAAGCAGCCCCATGGCACTCCGCTTACCAGGCCACAAGAGCATAAACCCTATGCTCCAGGCCAGCTTTATCCCCCTGGCAGGGTCAGGTTATGTATGGCAATCTCACGAATGAGAAACCGCGCCCAGGACTCGAACCCGGCAGAACCAGCACAAACCGAACAAAAGCCAGTCCTGGCACCATGCGCGCAGCACATAAAGGCAGAGTATTTTTAAGAAGAGCCCCTGCCAGACTCTGACCATACAGCGGAGCGGCCACCACGACCGCCACGCGGACCGCCGCGCCCGGGAATCGAACCCGGAAGAGCGGCCTTGCCGACCGCCCCTCGGGCACCACCTGCGGAGTCCACCTCTCTCTCCATAAATGAACCGCAAGCCGCCCACGCAGCATATATCGGAGGCACATTTTAAGCCCGTGCCTCCACCAGGCTACACCTGGGCCCACGCCATCACGGCGTTAACCCATACAACAAGTAACTACCTATGGAACAGTAGCATCCACTACCAGAGCCCACGCCATCACGGCGTTAGCAAAAAAGGCACAAACACAAATCGGCAAACGAGCCAGCGCATCCATCAACGCAGACCTCCGCTCCTGCGCCAGGCGCAACACCTCCTCGCACCGCAGCAAACGCACGCAGCGGCTCCCGTTACCCTCAACCAATCGCCTCCGCAACTCCGACAACTGCCCACGCTGCACCATCCTGCACATCGTGCTCTTCGGTATCCCCAGCAACGCCTCAGCCTCCCGGCGCAGCATCCAGCCATCCGGCACCCGCTCCAGCGTCTCAGCATCACCACCCACACGCTTCACATAATCCAGCACGCCCTCCCTCTCCCAGTAAATAATCGCACACGCACCCTTCCGCTCAACCATCCGCCAATCCACATCATGCCGATGCAACAACAGGCGAACACTCCTCCTGGGAATCGACAACATCCGGCACACCTCCGCAGTAGAAAACCACCCGACAGGCGCCTCCTTCACACGCCGCCGCGGATCCTTAAACCCTCGCAGCTTAGCATTAGGGCGAAACCTGCCCACCAGAGAAGCCAAACGCACCTTCTTCATACAGCCCCCTCCTCTCCCATCAGCGCAAGCAACTCCGTACGCGAAGCCAGCACCAAATTCGGATACCACACCCCCGGCATATCAATCACCACCTGCAACCTGGAATCCACCCACGCCCACACCAGCGGCAACTGCACAATCAAACTCCCCGCCCCATCCAGCGGCACCCCATAAGCATACGCCTTACGCTCCAACTCACCCGAAATGCTAACCTTCTTCGCCATAACCAAAAACAAGCCATTACTCACTCAGCATACGTCGGCGGCAGCGAATTCTCAGCCTCCCAACTCTCACAACCCGGGCACGCCCCACTCCAGCCATCCCCCTCATCAGAGCACGCCTGGTGCACAATCCCCGGCCACGCCACCACCAGCAGCCCAGCCACCAGCAGCCCCAACACCCAATGAAAAACCGTCTCCAT